TTGATTTCAGATATCACTTGTTGCATAATAAAATAAGTAAATGTTTTATTATGTGGATTTTAACGTTTTGATTGTTTTGATTGTTTTGATTGTTTTGATTGTTTTGATTGTTTTGATTGTTTTGATTGTTTTGATTGTTTTGATTGTTTTGATTGTTTTTTTAAAGTTCTTTGTTGTCTTGTTCTGTGTTTTCTTGACCGCAAAACTTTGCCTCCTATTCGTTGACGATTAGGAATGGGAGATAATACTTCTGTATCTGTAAACGTGGTTCTTTTACGTTTTAAACCACTACCGTTGCCATTACCATTATTTGCTACATTATTAGTTCTTCGTTGGTTAAATTTCCCAATATTAAACACTTGTGTTTCGATATTTTTACAAACATCAGTATACACAGACTGTATTTCATCAATTGTTATACCAGTGTCGCATAATTGCATTAGTAATTTCTTTCTCTTAAAAGCCGTTTTTGGCTTGTATCTCCACCATATTGATTATAATTCATATGTATGCGTATTATATATTATAAACATTATATACAAATAAAAATATAAACCATTTATGTGTAGTATATTAAATGACATCATCTAATACAAGCTTCACAATTGATATTAAACACGACCAAATGATGGAATACTTTTCGAACTTAGAAGATACAATCATACCAAATCTAATAAGAGAGAAAGAAAATCTAAAGGAACAAATCAAATCATTACAAAAAAAGGATATTGATAAAAAGTTAGAGCTACAATTTCGTATCAAAAGCATTAATAACAAAATAAAGCAGCATAAAAATGAGAAGAATAATTACTTTTTAGAAAATTCGAAATATATATTTTCATATTTTGAAGAAAAGCAAAAAATTAATACAGGCGAAAACTCTCAAAACAATAACGTAATCAATTCATTTTTTAAAATTAAATCAGCCAACGATGATGAAACAAATATCCAAAATAATAAATATAGTAGTTCTCGGCAATTGTATCAAAATTACTGGAAAAATATTAATGAGGAAACACTACTATTACAAGATTTCACAATAGAATGCGACACATGTTATTTTTGTAATAAAGGAGAACTAATACCACAAGAAGACGAAGGAGTATTGATTTGTAACAATATGGAATGTGGTCGCTTTATACGACATATTGTAGAAGGTGGTAAACCTACTAATAAAGAACCACCAAATGAGGTCTCTTATACAGCATATATTCGTTTGAATCATTTCAAAGAAATCCTCGCACAATTCCAAGCAAAAGAAACCACTCAAATTCCAGATGAAGTTATAGAAGCAATCAAAGGCCGTATTAAAAAAGAACGTATTTTAGATATGAAGCAATTAAATTATGGGAAAATGCGCGAAATCTTGAGGAAACTTGGTCTCAATAAATATTTTGAACATATTCAATATATCAATTCAATTTTTGGAATCAAACCACCAGTAATGAACGAAGAATTGCACGAAACCCTCTGTGTATTGTTTATTGAAATTCAAAAACCGTGGGCTATTCATTGTCCACCAAATCGTACAAATTTTTTTAATTATACGTATACACTTTATCAATTGTGTGTGCTGCTTGACCAAACACAATATTTACCATTTATTCCTATGATGAAGGACCGAGAAAAACAATTAGAACAAGATATGATATGGAAGGAAGTATGCAAAGAATTAGACTGGCAATTTTTCCCTACTGTATAGTTTGACTAACTAATGTATATATTCCTAATAATAACAATATTGACTGGAAAACCAATACAGTTTGTGGAATGACATTCCATTTTAGTATTTTTGCTTTCATATCTTCTTTTTGTGTTGCGGAAAATTCAATAACATCAATAATCAAATAATAATTAATAATTGCAGCAACTGCTAAAAAGCATAAACTAATAAGGATTAATGCTAAATTGTATAATTGTGATTTTCCTCTGTAAAAACGTGAATAACCTAATGCCCCAAAAGATATGGTTGTATATAAACCAACGTTACGTAATGTGGTTTGATAAAACATTATCAAATTTTTATAATTATCGTCCATAATATTATTATATAATATCATAATATTATTCTAAATTTATACAACCTTAGGGAAACCTACTAAGTTAGCACCAATACCGAAACCGGCACCAGTTCTTGCAGTAGCACCCATTGCTGGGACAAATACATCTAAGATACTGAAAGTTAAGGCAGCAACAAGACCAATGATTGTGATTTCTTCAATGTTTAAAGTTTGTTTTGGAAGGGAGAAAGCAACAATAGCAACAACTACACCTTCGATTAAATATTTTACCACGCGTTTTACCAATTCTTGTACGTCAAACATACCAGACATTTATATATTATACCTAAATATTTTATTTCAAAAAAAGAGTATAAACAAAACAATCTACTAAATACTATTATGTCTACCTTTGAAAGAAAAATGGTCGATGGAAAACCTAACCCTAAATATGTTGATTTATGCGATGAGGATGCTCCTATTGCTGGTCAAAAATTTGCTTGTTTATCATTTGTTTCCCCAGAAAACATTTTGAAAAGACGTGAATTATTCATTTTCGAGGAATTTATTAAATCTTGGGATTTAACTAAATCTATGGCAAAATTCTTTGATTTCCTAAATTTTATGTCCCATAAATACACCCTTAATGTAGAAAAGGTGATGGAAGATTTCAATGAATTTGCTAAAGAAGAAGGTGAAACTCTTCGTTCAATGCCTATTGATGATGATTATAAAACCTTTATGGATAAAAATGAAGAACGATTAAATGAAGAATATAACCGTAAAAATGCGTTCCAAACCTCAGTTCGTGGTCTTAAAGTCAGAGGAGTGTTTAATAATCAAGAAGAAGCAGAAGAACGTTGCAAAAAACTCCGTGATATTGACCCTAATCACGATATTTTTGTTGGTCCAGTAGGTATGTGGATTCCGTGGGACCCGGATGCTTATAAAACTGGTCGTATTGAGTTTATGGAAGAAGAATTAAACCAATTGCACAGTGAAAAGATTAAAAATGAGCAACGTGCAAAAGAAGAATTTGAAAAACGCATTCGTGAAACAAAACAAAAAGCCATTCAAGAAAATATAGATAATGCTAACAAATCCGGAAATGTTCTTACTCAAACTATGGATGAAGATGGTAATCTTGTTGGTGTTACTGAAACGGTAGATTTTGAAGAACGTGAAGTTGCTGATCCTGACGAACAAAAGCAACATAACACAGAAGTATTAAAACGTATGTTACAGGGTGACCGTGAAAATAAATAAATTTTTTGAATATATATAAACAAAGAATACAGTATAATATAATGCCATTATTAAATTATATTATACCAAAATTGCTGTCAGCAAAGGAAGATTATTATAAAAATATACCTGAAAATATGGGATTTGATGATAGTTTAAAAATATACCAAAGTATTCATCTAAATGAATATAATAATATTTCCAGAGAAGAGTCTTTGCTGCGTTCAAATATGTACACCTTTTTTAATTGTCATATAAATTCTCTTGACTGTATCACTATATTTGATTGTATTCGTTATTATGACACACGATTTATGTGTGAAAAACAATTTGGAAATATTATATTATGTTTGGGAAAGTGTATGAAAGTCATAAATGGACTACGTCGGTTTGTGAATTTATTCAGAATGAAAAAATATCCTACAAGTAATAGTCAAACAATGGACCTTTCGCCTTTAAATAAAAGTCATAAACACACTATACCTATTATTCACGAGAAATCTGTTTATTACTTTAATGTTACGGAATTAGTTCGAATTATCAATTCAAAACTTTGCAATTCCGAAGATTTTTTTTCACTTTCTCTTCCCATATTAAACCCATATACCAATATTCCATTTTCAAAAACAATATTATATAATATTTACTTTTTTATTAAACATCATACTCATATCAATTGCGCGTTATTTGAAGCGTTTTTCAGAAACAATTTTGATTTACACCATTTTCAAACAGATAATTCACAAAGTATATTGGAATATCATATTAATAGTCTAACAAAAAATAATCCTAATAATGAATTAATTCACGGAATTAATAGAATGTTAAATCATGTCAATAAATTCTTGAAATCACCAAAAAAACATAAACTCGTTATTGAAGCAAATTTTCCACAAGGTCTTGTCATTGAAGCGTTAAAACCATACTATAATTTGTTTTTAAAATTTAGATATTGTAATAATAACCAAAAGCGATTTTATTATAAACAGCTATATTTTTATAAAATAGAAAAATTTATATTATTCAATCCAAACTTTGGAAGAACCAGGGTGAATTTGAATAGAAATGAAAGCGATAATGGAGTTAGAAAGTACACATCAAAATCAATAATATTAAATCCTAATTATTTACCATTTCATAGCAATAAGAATATTATCTCAATATCTGATTTTTTCAAAACTCATATTTGTGAAGTAAGACCAGAAGAATATTTCTGGAATTCACATATATTTTATCCAAGTGTATACGAACAACACGATAATTTAATAGTAGATTACTGTGATAGTGATAGCGATTCTGATTCTGATTCTGATTCTAATGCTAATAACGAACTGCGAACAAATGAAACAGACGCAAATGATGCAGGAACAAGATTATCCGCTGCATTTCAACAATTGTTTACTACTGCGGGACTAAATGGACCATTTTCACAAGAAACCAGAACTCTTGATGAAAATCCACCACAAATTTCCGGAACTATCTATCCATATTCAACGGTAGATGTATCCGATAACCAAACTGAACAACCTCAACAACCTTCACAACCTCAACAACCTTCACAACCTCTAACATTTATTACACAAGAAAGTGCTTTATTAGACCCATTGGATTTTTTGGGACGCTAATTACCATTTTGACTTCTTTACATTGATTTGTGACCCGGCACTGCGTTTTTTGGATTTACTTGGGTCATACATTTCATCTTCGTCATCTGAACCTATATTTTTGGAAATTTCCCAAAACTCTTTTGAACCTAATTTAAAATCTGGACGACTTTCTGCCTTATACCAAAATATTTGTTCGTTTAATTTATTTGACTTGGCATTGTTATTAATAACTAAACATTCATAATTTTCTGTTGTTTGATCCATTACTGCACTAAATGCATCTAACGTTGGAAACATAGAAGCATAATTTTCCCAAATACGTTTTCTATTTGTCAAATATGGTTCTCTTAATATAAAAACATAATCAATGTTTGTACGAAGATTGGGTGGAATACCTAATGGATATTGCATTGTGATTATTAACATTACTTTCCAATGTCTTCCATTCATAAATAATAATCTCATCAATTTATCACGAGTCCAAGATTGGTCATACAAACAATCATCTAATATACAAAACGCACGGGGGTCAACTTTAGAACGCCCATATGTCTCGGTTTCCTTTTTCACTTGCTTCAATACTGCTTTTTGTCTGCGCAATATATTTTCTATTAAAACACTATTATATTCTTCGTGAATAAATAATTTTGGCACGTGTGATGAATAAAAACCATTACCTGCTTCTGTTCCAGATATGACAGTACCAATTGGAACGTCTTGATGATGATATAATAAATCACGAACCAAAAACGATTTTCCAGTATCACGACGACCAATCATTACAATAACAGGCCCTTTATTTTCATTAGGCTTAAATGTAATTGTTCTCATATCAAATTTTTTTAATTCAAGTGTCATTTCTATATTATTACAAGACATCTAAATGAATTTTCTAAAACGCACCATTTCATTTTTATAGTTGTATTTGTGTTTGATTATTCTATAAATTAAATTACTTTAGTGTATTATGAATAAAAATATTGAATCTAAAATCAATATCGAGTTTCACCATTCTCAACTCCCAAGCATTGACTTGTGGGAATCTGATGAAATGGATTATAACCCTTTTGCAATATCTTCTTTACAAACATACTATCCTTTGTTTGAATTATTTGATAATTATAAAACTTCTCTAATTGATGGTAGTAATAACGTTGTTATCAAAACTCCTTTTCAATTATATGACAATCATAAAGTAAGTGACCATCAAGATGTAAATATGTATCATGATAAATCCATATTCTTTAAATATGGACCGTTATTGGATCCTTGTCACTTCCTCATTGGAAAATATAAAAATTTAAATATCGAATTGCCCAAACCAGGACAAATACATAATAAAATAAACAGTATTCATAATGCTTCTTATGTAGATAATTTTTGTAATTTGTTGATCGGGCAATTAGTACATAAACATTCTTTCATACACGGAATTGATTATTATGGCTCCTTTTTAGGAATACAAAAACAGTATAGATTTGACATAATTGATGACTTAGAATATTTACAGACATATGACTTCTTCCATGAAAATATTTCTAAACTTTTTCATACAAGTGTTTTTCAACATTCTTATCATAATCATCATAATTCTAAAAAAAATAAACCAACACTTGCCATTTCTGAACAATCGTGTAATATTGATTTTGAAACACTTGACAATGATAATAACGAATCTTATGGACAACCGATTGAACTTGTTTATGAAAATGACTTATTAGAATCCAGTGAAAATAAAAAAATATTACAAGATGATAGTGAT